TCCCTAAACACCGCCTTCTCTGCTGGCTGAGTGCAGAACAGTGTTTTTGTACCAGAACCCCAATCAACAGCATTATCAGAGTTACTAGACTGTAATATTGTAGTTCGGGCTAATGTAGTGCCAGAAGCAGTATATGTGCCTATACCCACCTCAAAATCAGAACCAAGAGTACAAGCATAATAGGTAGTGTTACCATTACCGATTGAAGCAAAAGACTCAAACCCAGTAACAGCACCAGCAAGAGTATAAGTACCAGTTCCCGTTGTGGTCGAAGTTTCTTTGACTCTATCGGCAAGCACGAGTGCCATATCATCACCTATGCAATACGAATAATTGCGTTAGATGCGTCGGCAGTAGGAAACTGAATTGTAAAAGTACCAGATGTAGATGTTTTATCTGAACTAAAGTCTAAAATTACACACGAAGGATTAGTCAGTGAACTTCCAGATTCATCGTTAGCACTTGGAGTAGAGTTGTATATCATTGCTCCCCTTGCTGTAATCGTAGCACTTGTAAAACTTATGTCAGAAAAATCTGTGAATGCTGTCGTACTAGAAGTCGTAGGTGCAACTCCTGTTAAACTGCCCCCTCCACTAGAATAACTACCACTAGCACTTACCTGATTTGAAGTAGTAAACGCAGTAGTGGCTGCTCCAAGAGAGGCAGAAGATGTATACAACGCAAGTTTAAACGTATCTGCTGAATTTGTTCCAAATCTATGTACACCTAATAAACATTCTTTTTTAAAAGAAGTACACATAGCCTGAGTGATTGCCATTATAAGCTCCTTATTATCTTTGCTAAATCATTATGACCGTTTTTATCTAGCATATGCACGATAGTAGCACGTTCTTCGCTTCTTGCCAATGTTATATACTGAAGCATAACTGTGGCTATTCTTTCCTTAAATGCTTTAGCTTGTTCTCTAATCGCTGGATGAGCATCGTCTGATATATAAAGTAGCTTATCTAAAGCTAGTTCAACTAATTGCTCGTTAGTATGGCCTCCGTTATTTGACGTAACCACAGTAACGTCAGGAACATTCATTTCTGCTTGGAACATTAAAACCTCTTAGCCTCTCTGGGTGCTTCTTACACTTTGTCTATAGTAATCAGTGTTTTCTGTAAAATCCCCATAGTTCTTTAGTAAAACTAATGCCTCGTTAAACTTAGCTTGATATGATTGAAGCACATCTGCTTCGCCTTTCATAAATATATACGCCTCAGTTAAAGCCCCATACAACATTGCATTGGGTGCATTTGTGCCCAACCAAGAAGTTCCATCCCCCGTAGCTGTTATTGATGTGGGTCTATAGTAATAATGTAATTCACTCGAGTAATTTGCATCCGGTGTAGGACTTATAATAAAATTTGTAACATCAAAAAGAGCATAATATTTTGGAGTACCTGTGGTCGATGGATTAGGATTATACTCTTGAATAAAGTTTACATCTTTAAACAATAAAAA